GAATGCATCCTGCTTGTTTAGTCGTATAAATGCACTCATTCATTTAGAAATCAAGCTTGATTCTAATTAATGCTTCTTTAGTGAAGTCCTTTAGTAGGGGTCTTGATAGCTTTGCAACCGCTAGCAGTTCGTTGTTGTCATTGTACATACCAACTGAAGTGATGTAGCTCTGAGGTGCGTTTACCATATTACTGATCCTTAGATCTCCTGACCCGGTGACGTAAGAGGGGTTAGTGGAGTAGTTAAACTCACTGTTTCTTACCCTTGTAAATACAAACTGTGAAGATACTGTCTCTCGGTAATTAAGCTGGAATGCTGCTCCTGCCTTAATAGCATCGTAGAGCTTGGCCATGTTAGTAGCGGTGACGGCTGGGGCTGTGGTTCCTCTATTGATCGATAGTCCGATTCCGCCTTGAGCTGCTGATCCGCTTAATGCTAAACCGCTCAAAAGTATCGTACCGATATCTGGTAAGAAAAATCCGTAAGATCCTGATGCTAATGTAAAGCCTGTTGAGTTTACCACTGTAGTGGGAGTTCCGTTTGATCCGCTTACTACTTCAAAAACTCTTCCTGCATCATTGAATTGAATAGTAGATGTAGCTGCACTGTTGTCAGTAAGCTTAAGGGTGTTTGCGCCATTAGTAAGCGTTAGGTTGAAGGTTCCTGGTAATAGGGATTCTCTATACCTATCTCTGTCGATACTGATTGCGTAGAAGTAGTCGCTGGTAATACTACCTCCGAACTTAAATGAGCTCTCTTCATCACCTAATACCAATGTCCGGTATTGCCCGTAGACTGTTTTGGTTGGGGAGTAGCCCGGAACTGCGCTGTTATAGGGTGCGGTTCCTAGGCCAGCAGCGTCACCATAAGCTATTGCTAACTGTACTTCTGAGCCGTTGAGCTGTGATCCGGTCTGATAAATATCTAGGTAGTAGTTCCCGGAGGTGGAGGTGGGTTGGGTTGAGGAGGTGAAAAAAGTTGAAAGTATTGGAGTGTTTGTACTCCAAACTGGAGCTGATACTGGCTCAGCGCTTACTACTAAATCGTCAGCTTCGAATCTCTTAAATGACATATCTTATTAGTTTGATTTAGTGATGGTTACTGGAATGGTAAGTCTTGCTCCAGAATCTCTACCTATTAACGTGAGGGTAGTCTGTAGTTGAGTAGTAGTGCCAAACAATGTATTAACTGTTGTAGCTGAGAGATTAATTGAAGTACCGATCACTGTCTTAGATACATTAGTACCGAGAGTCGTGGTGGTGTTCAACCTGTTTGCTTCTTCAGTATTAATACCTACTCCGTTAAATGTTGCAAGAACTCTTACGTCTGCAATAGTGGCTGTGTAGCCACTTGGTTCAAAGGTTTGATTAGCTCCTAAGAAATTAAGAGTCTGAGGAGTAATTGCTAGAGAGGCTCCTTGCTTTAGCGTAATCGTAGAGTAGCCAATGTTGAGGACCGGTAGACGAGCTGTACCTCTAGGAAGAGTCACGAGCTTATACTTCATAATTTGAGTCTCATCCGGGAATGCTTCAAGTAGCGGCATATTCTCTATAGCCTCGCCGTAATACGAGGATCCTGAAGGATGAGTTACATTGTAAAGGGTGTAGTCGATTTCATCGTCAGATAGAGCGAATTGCGTGATCCTGAACGATCCATCGCCTCTTGCTAGAAGCTCTCTACCTTTCTTGGTTAGGATAGCATCTACTGTTACTACAGAGTTGTTTAAATATGCCATGTTTTAGTGGTTTATACTAATAAATATGTCTTTTATAAAATACCTTTGTTTTTAAGGTCGGAGATTATTCTTTCGTAGTTTGCTTTTAGTCTAGCAGAAGGGTATTCAGGGAATAATATTCCGTTACTCTGAGTTCCTCTTACTCTGTCAGTTTTCATTAATATCATATTACTGGAGGGGATGTACCTGCGAATGGCAAAGAAGTCCTTGTTGGCTGCTTTATTTGGTTTAGAGTCTAAAGTTATATAAAGAAGCTGTTCGGTGTTCTGTGAGGGTTCCTGTACGGCTGTTACTAGAAAAGTTCTAGCTTCATCGTTATTAAATTTAATTTCGTCACCGGGCTGGACCGTAAAAGGAAGGGTTACTGTGTTGAATCCTTGGTTTGCTGCAGTTGCGTTTCTTATTCCAATATATAAATTATCATATTTTGAAGAAAGACTAATACTGGCGGTTAAGGTAGTATTGGTTGCAGCACTTCCTGTAGCGAAGAAGAATCCTTGTCCGTTATCTGATTGAGCTACAAACGTTGATCCGGATGCAAAACTAGTTGCTTGGAAAGATCTTCCAAATAGTTGTAGGGTGTCTAGGTTTGAATCTCTAGGCTGTACTACTACCCGGACTACCGATCCGCTATTAAAATTACTAAAGTTGCTTTGAAGATCGATATCTCCAGACGGTGTGCTAGAAGTGTAGGTAGCTGTCTGCGCTGCTAAAGTAGATATCGTGTTTGAATTAAAAGTTCCGTCACTGCTAACCTCTATCCTATAATTCACTTGTGCTGCTACGAATCCGTAGCCGGTATCGTAGGCAGTTCCTTCATGTTCAATATAAGCTGAGAATTTTACCGGCTGTTGAGTATCTTGAGAAAATGAATACCTAGAGGTGCCTGTGTTGTAATTACTTAGGTCGTCTTTACTTTCGAGTGAAAAAGTAACGGCAGTTGTAACCGGGTATGAGGTTGATGGAGATTGAGTACCTGATCCTGATGCTGCGGCATCGTATGTCTGAAGACTATCATCAACATCGAACTCAAGCTGGTGTGAGGCGGAGTATGCTGGCTTTAGATACTGGGAGGCTGTATAGCTGTAGAGTATAGGTTCAACCCTTACTCCTGACCGTAAAACTTCGTTCATCCCCAGTAACTTTGCCTCTGTTCCTCCTATGGCTGAAGATTGTATTGATATCTCAAACTTAGAGTCTGAAGGGAATCCTTGCTGTAAGATCGGCAGGGCGGTGGGTGAGTCGGGGGTTGTTAGGTTTCCTAATTCGTCTACAATGTAAGATATTACAATAGCGTTGGCTTTGTTGTGCTCGGGTGAGAAGCCGGATATGTAGTCAAATATACAGAAGTAGGGGGTGGTGTGCTCGATAACTGGGGTTTTACCATAAGACTTATCCCCGTTTCTAAATTCATTAATGAACTGTCCAGTTAGCTGCTTACCTCCGTACCGGCCGCTGATTAGACCCGGGCTTGTGTGGAGGAGTTCTTGAACGTCCGCTCGCTCGGCTATATTGTTTCTTATTGCAACTATGTTTACAGGAATGTTTGGATTGGTAGAATAATCAACTTTTTGAACGTTAGCGGTGTTAGCTGGGGTAACGGCGTTGTTGAAGAGGGCGTTAAAGTCAGAGTTATCAAAGTTTTCCGAAGTAAAAGGTTCAAAGATAGTACTAACTACAGTTTGATCTGATCCGGAAATATTATTGCCACCGACTGTTACGTCAAAGATGTAGGAGTCGCTTAGTTCCTGCCTTCCAAAAATTGTATAGGTAAGAGTGGCGGACGGAGTATTACCTACAGCACTGGTGTGGGGTATAATAATTTCTTCAACGTTCTCGAGTTGTCTTGTAATATCAACTCCGTTAGCACTAGTTTTACTAATCCTAAGTTTCCGAACGGTAAAATATGTTTCTATAGCAGGCATTTATGTTTACTCTTTATGCTTAGGCTGGGGGAGCTGGCGGTTCTTCTGAGAGGATTGTGTTAGATTCAATCCAGATATAAATATCTCCAGCTGGAATACTGCCCGCTAATGATGTTGGGCTGGTTGTGTTAATAATATCAAAAGTTAAAAGGGGCTGTTCTAACTTTTTAAACGGATTATTGGGATTTAAACTACCGGTATATAATCTTAAATTTGATCCCCCTAATTCACCGTTGATAGTCTCTTCATTAGCATTAAAGACCTTTACTAATAGCCCTGATGGAGTTCGCAGACTTTGACTGTGGGCGGTGCTGTAGTCAGCTAGCACTCCTCCGTTTGATCCTGTGATAAATGCAGTATCTATCGAACCTGTGTATTCAGGTCTTGTTCCTGAGGATTGCACGGATTTTACCTTGCTTCTGTTTAGGATATGAGGTTTTATAATTATACCCGAGGATGTGATATCCCGGGCAGGTACAAAATCTTTAACCATCTTAAAAAGTTGATTATCGAAGAATTTTATTAACCTCACGAAGTCACGTACGTCGTAGGCTGAAGAGCCTGAGAGTATTGTTTCTGCTACTCTGTTTAAATTTCCGTACGTATCGTTATTATATCCGGGTTGGTATAGGTACCTAGGGTCACCAATGTATTGATCTAAATCAAAGCTCGAAGTTATACTGCTGCTTATAAAATTATCTAAATTGTAAGCGGGAGAGAATCCTACCTCTACGATGTTTAGATCTTGAGTATACTTCTTACTGTTTTGCTGAATTGTAGAATAGTATGATAGAGTGTTTCCTGAGGTAATGCTTCCGGTGTTGTCTAGCCTGATATTACTGCCGGTCAGTGCAGTAGGTCCGAAGTAGGGGGTGGGGGTTAGAGTATTTACACCTCCGTAAGTTCTTACTTGAAGTGACCCACTTGGAATACCGAAACAATTGATAAGGGCTCTTAAACCTCTTTCAGTACCTTTTGATTTAATAAGGTAAGGTAAGTTGTGGTAGATTCTTTTGTAAGTCTCTGCAAGCAGATCTCTATCGGGTGTGGGGAGGTTTGATGCAGTTACAAATGAACTTATCTGCTCGGATCCGCTATCGTAAAACTCACCTAAGAATAGCGAGCTTAAATTAGCGATTGAAAAATTTGAGCTATAAAGTTTAACTCCAAAGCTCTTCAGTACCTCCCCTATTAGGTCTTTTGATATCCCGTAGTCTATTCTATTATCAGCATTGTACTTATCGGTTACAGCTCTAGCATATACCCATAAGCTATCAAAATGCTGTCCCAGCATATTTAAGAATAATGAATACGGAGCATTAGAAGTGTCTTGTCTAATAAATTCAGGAACCGTGTAGACTAGGCTACTCTGATTTACCTCATCATAAAGTGAGGCGACTAGTGACTGTGAATTAAACCAGTTAATCGCTGTGGCGTTGCTAACTGGAAAGTTTACGTACGGTAAGGTGCTTCCTGATTTTGGCCAAGTAGAGCTAGAGCTTTCAAAAAATAGGTAGTTATCGTACCCATCAAATTTCTCTATTACGCCCTTAACTAAGTTTTGGTAGAACGTTACGCTTGTAGAGGAAGCTAGGGATGCGGTTGTGCTGAGTGCTGTACTGATTGCGTTAGATGCACTAGTGTAAGTTTGTATTAATTCAAGTTTATATGCAAAATTGTTTAACCTCTCTTGAGCTGAGGAGAAGTGAACGAAGTTATTGTAGTCAGCATAGTCAATATTAATTTCGGCTCCGCTCTGACTTACTTGATTTAATAACCTGTAGTAACTACTAGTAACTGGAAAGAGATATAGTTGATTATAATCTAGAAATTCAGTTGGTTGAGCTGATTGTCCATCAAGTTCTGATGTGAAGTTGGGACCTCTCAGTATGGGGAATACTTCTGCATCCGGCTGCGTTACAGCTTCAATACTGTAATTTACACTATCGCTTACTACTTCTACTAATCTAAAGTTTACTTTAGTGTTAATTGAAGCTGGCAGGGGTTCGTAGAGCTTTATTACGATGTTTCTATCGCTATCTACATTTACATTTATCCCTATTAAAAGGGTGCCGTTTAAAAAATTTAACCTAAAGTCGTAAAAGTAGGTTGATGTATTTAGCTTTTTTTGAAGCTCAGCTATAGCAAGCAACAGCTCGGGGACTTCTTCTAGAGTCTTAGCTTTTATTTCCGTTCTATCGGGAGAAATTTCTGAAATGAATAGGCTTACATCTGAGATGTTTCTTAAGAAGTTGTAGAGTAAAGAGACTCCTCCTTGGTTGTAACCTAGAGTTTGACTATCTTGAATAGGGTCAATATAGAGAACGCTAGTTCCTTCCTTACCTGCGCTTGCTGAGTTACCTAGCTCTTTATACCCGGTGTAGTTTGGGATTAACTGGAGTAGGGTGTTGTCTTGAGCGTATATCGATAGCTCGATAAGGTCAGTTGTAGAGTTAAACTCAGAATTAATAATATACTGATCTACTAACCCTGTATCTTCGGCTGAGTAGCTGTTAATTCCTTCTACATTTGGAACTTCTTCAGTTAATATGTATGTAGTTTCTGCCATTAGACTTCTGATTGTTGAACTGCCTGTGCACTAAGTTTTACTATTTCAGTACTGCTTTCTAAAAGCTCCTGACGGAGTTGTGCAATCTCGTCTAGTAAGGGTTGAATTTCAGCTGACTTATCCTCAGAAGAGTATACTTCTGAGCTTCTCTTTACTAGGTGTTCGTGGGAGTTGGTTTCTCCCCTTATGGGAATAGTAAAGAATAACTTATCGTAAAGTCTAAACAGTTCTTGTACTGTGTCTGGATCCTGTTCAGGAACTGGTTCTACAAAGGTTTTGAAAGACCTGTCAACGACTGCGTTAAATTTATTGCGATCTAAAACAGTCCTACTTAGACGTACTTCTTCAGCCATTTCTTACAACTTTAAAAGTATTTGAGCCATCATTTATAGTAGTAGTACCGCTGATCTCAGTCTTAATAAGGACCCTGTAGTGACGTTCAGGCTGAATGCCGCTCATATATACATCAAAGTAGTTGCCGGTATTATCAGCGCTAATTTTAGTAAATGTAGTATCGAAATCTATTACCATCTCTTCAGTGTTCTCATCTCTAAGGCCCCAGTACGAAGTGGCGGGAAGAACATAATTTGTTAGGTAGCTTGAGCTAGTTGCAAAGGTTCTAGTGGGGTACTTCGGCCTTACACTTAGTCTGAATCTTTGCTTACCTTCGTTAGTGTAGTTGCCTTTATTATTGCTCAAAGTGATGACGGGGTTATCATCCGTGACTTGAGTTAAGGTGGTACTCCTAACAGTATCGTCCCATTTAAACTCTAAAGCGGGCGGGTAGATGGTATGGGTGGTGGCGGAAAAGTACTTTAGGAACATATTCCTACTGGTTTGAAACACTAAACTCCCGGTTCCAAACTCTAAGCTTCCGGTAAGCTTTAATATAAAACCGTTGTTTGGTAGACCGTATTGGGTCTGACCTATTGAATGAGAGTAGTGTAGCTTTACTGAATTAGTAACGTCTATATCTAGGTCGTGGGTAGAGTTGACGGTATGGGTTTGGGAATGATATAAGCTAATCCCGTTGGAGCCGGTGTACCATAGTCCTCCCTCTACAGCTCCGCTTCCGGAATACGAAGCTGTGGTATTGGCTGCTGGAGGGTTAGTCCAGCTGGTAGGGGGGTTGGTTAGGGTCCAAGTTACTCCATCAGTTGCATAAGGAACATCGCCAAACTTTCCGGTTCCTCTAGCCCAGCTATCAAACAGAGGATAAGCTTCTACTTTATACTCGATAGGAACTTCTTTACCTTCAGCTAAATATGCTCTTAATGAAGAAGAGAAATTAAGAAGATTAAGTCCTTTAGTTGCAAGAGAAGAAGATATCTCGTTGTTGATTAAATCTTTCTGCTCCTGGGTATTAAATGCTATGACAGTTCTAGCTACATACCCGATATCTCCTACGAAGTAGGAGTCTACTTCCATTATCTCATCAAGACCGGTATTGAAAAGCGGGTACCTTGAATAGAGAGTTGCTGTTTTGTCGGGAAAAATTCTATAGATTGCCATAGTTTATAATAAATACCCTATAATGAAGTTACTCGTCCGATTATATCGGTGTCTGGGAATTTTACTTCAAAGATGCAGGGATCGTAGGAGGGATAAACGGTATTGTTTCTGGTTGCTCCTTTGATATCGTATCCGTACTGAGAGTAGCTACCTCCAACCTTGTTAGTGACTTGTATACTCTGGACTGTTTGGACTCCTTTGACTCTGTCTAGTAACGGGAAGAGACTAGATAGGTTGATGCTTTGGTTAATATTCCATTTTTCTATTGCAAAAAAATCTTTAAGAACTTTGGTGCAGTTAAATAGTACATCTCTTCCTGCAAAATTAGGTAATACTATAATCTCGTAAGTAATTCCTATATTCACTATAAAAGCATCTTTTATATTAACTGCATCCGTAATCATCTTATACTGACCTAAGTAAGTCTTTAAATTGGACTTTAAAGTAGCGCTAGATGTAGCGAGTTTTTTATTCCCATCGTATGATAGGATGTAAAGAGATAGGGAAAGAGGATTACTGTCAATTATGCTATCAGTCGTAGAATTACTACTCGTTAGCTGATCTTGTGTTACATAAGTTTTAGCTACTGTACCAAATTTAGGAGGCATTGAAAGAGCGCGGATAGCATAATCATCTCTTGTTACTGTTCTTAACTGTTCGTTAAAACTTCTAAGTGAGTTTTGCCTGATTTCTTCAGAAGTATCTCCATCCCTACCACCGTCTGCAGGATTAGGATTTGTAAAAAGGAGACTATTTGCTGAACCTGTCACAGTTGCTGTTACTGAGGAGGCTAGTATAGTTGTGATGGTATCTGAAGGTACGTTAGCTTCAACACCACCGCCTGTAAGATATCTGATGGTAAGAGTTGTGTTTGCGGGTGCTAATCCGTAAGCTCCAGTATACATAAAGTTGGAGGGATCATAGGCGGTGTCGATTTTTGACACACCTATAATCTGATCTCCTAAGCCTACATTAGTAGGGTCTGGTGTTATTATGGAGTCGCTCTGTCCTGATGTACCTGCTCCGAACTGTACCTGAAGAGTGCCTGTAGACGTAAACCTGGTAACAAATCTTCGAGGTACTTTTTGTACCTGCAAGCTGTAGGGTGTGGTGCTGGCGTCGGAGCTTAGATTCGTCTGCTCTACAAATGTAGTATCTTGACCTAGATAAGGTACTTCGTACCATCTGGTATTCCCGGTCTCCACGATGTCTAAAACACCTAAGATATTATCATCAGTTATATTTACAGTCTTAAACTTCTCAGGCGCACCTACTGGCAGGGTTAGGGTCTTTACTTCTGCAGAGATAGCTTTTACTTGTTTTTTTAGTAGAAAAAGATTAATCGTATTGCCGGTTGATGAGTCGATACTAACTTCAGTTGGATCGTAGGAGCTTGAAAATCCGAAGTTTACTGTATCCTCAATTAAAAACTTTACAGGAGACCCTGTAGTTGACTGAAGTTGTGTGTTGCCTAGTACTGTTAGAGCTTGGTCGTAATTAGGTACTTGCTGGCCTCCTACTAGCTTAGCAGGTACAGTTTGGTAAACATCTAGAATCACTTGTGATGCTGTGCTTACTTTTGGACGGTATCCCATCGCATATGCGAGTGCGTAAAGGTTCTTACTTTCCTGGGCGTACTGTAGGTAGGTTTCTTGTAGCTGGGTGTCTTGGTAGAAGGCTAGTACATCTCCTACGTAAGCAGCCATCTCTATAAACATCGTACCGGGCGAAGTTGGTGAGAAATCGTTGTATGTGTCTGGGAAGTAATTCTTAGTGTAGTTTATTAGCTCTTGTTTGAAGCTACTAAACGACTTGTTAATGTACTTTATGTCTCTTTCCTCTGCCATTATAGTTCAAAATTTATTGTAAGCTCGTCAGTTATTCCCGTCTCTCTAATAGCGTATTTTAGCTCAAAGTTTACAAGGTTTTCATCGTAAATTGGAACTAATTGCAAATTCCTTATCTCGACCTGCGGGAAATATATCTGCAAGCCTTGCGTAATATTCTCGGTAGCAATATCAATACTCTCTTGAGTTAAGTTTTCAAAAAGTAAATTTCTAATTCCAGATCCAAATCTAGGATTAAAAACTCTCTCATTCTGCCCTGTTAAAAAGAAATTTATTAAATTTGTCCTGGTGGCATCTTTAGTGGTGTAGGTAGAGTTAAAAACAGCTCTGCCCTGGAAGGGGAGAGCTACTCCTACAGCTTTTCTAGGCTGTAGATCGAGTGGGTTAATCCTACGTACGTTAAAAGCCATATGGTTGGCTCTTCTTATCAGCTAGCTTTACGATAGCGGCTGCTTTGTTAACAAAACCCAACTGAGAGAGATCTAATCCTACTTTAGGTGCTGCAGCGATTGCTGATGCTACTGCCCTGGGGTCTTCAGAGACTGGTTTGTAAGTCGGTTTGGCGGAGTAAGAACTACCTGCAAACATCTCAGACATATTAGCTCTAACGGTGCTCGGTGACTGAGTATTACCGCTCTGGTAGTCTTCAGAAGTCATGGCTCTGCTTGTCATATTAAGTGCTTCCATAAGCGGATTACCGCTTGTAAACTGCAAGGGTTGCTGCTTGGGTGCTTGGTAAACGCTCTCAAAAGCAGGACTAGAGACTGAGGACTTAGGGGTATGCACTGCTTCAGAGAGGATGGTTTTTAACTCCTCTTGAATAGCTTCTCTTACTGCCTCTTTAATTATTTCTTTAAATTCACTGGCTTTCATAATTATAAATAGATTTAGATAATTAGTTGATCAATTCTAAACTTAATTTCATCTACAAGTACTTGTGTTGATGAGCTAAAGGACGGTCTACCCTCTAGCACCACTACCCCTAACCGGTCGATAGCTACTGCGTAGCGCTGCGGAGCTACGGCTTGCCTATCCACTATCCTTATCTCTATTTTATACTCTTTGTAGGAATTGTTAAACTGGGTGATGGATTGATTAAGGGATTGAGAGAGTGCTCTAATTTCTTCATTTTCACTAACAAGGTTGGGGGCACAAATCTCGATTATTCTATCTAAGCTCTGCAATAGTCCTAGAATCGTAGCAAAGGTGCTGTTAATCGTAGATAGTACGAAGGTTCCTGCAGCAACCTCTCCACGGTATTTTTGCGAGAGCTCTTTTACCTTCTCCAGTCTATCACCAAGGGTGAGAACAAAGCCTGTAGTAGTAAACTGATTAGGAGTGGGTAGGGCTTTTATAATAGTGATAATCGGAGGTATAGCTATCAAAACTACCTGCACTCGCTGTAAGATGGTCTGTAGGGAAGTGACTCTCCGCTGTAATGCTATTACTGAGCTCTCTATGTTATCTTTGGTTGCTATCAGTATCAGGAGCTGTTCTGGTGTGGGACAGAATTGTCTAAGGCTTTCAGGGTCCTTTGTAGAATCTAAAAACTCTTGATAGGGCTCTAATAAAACACTGAGCTGTGAGATGACGGTCTGCTCTAGCTTAGCACGCTGGCTTAGAAGTACTCCAAATAAACCCTGTAGTGCCATTACTTTGTAAAGGTTTTTTTCGACTTTAAACCTTCAAGCTGCCCTTTCAGCGTGCTTACTTTACTTGCCATATCAACTCCTGCTTTCTGTAGCTGAACTATCGGCCCTCCGGTTGGTAGAGAGATTGCAGCTTGCAAATCAATTGATAAAGATAAGAGTTGATTGAGTAGATCTTCAAGTAGTGCGGTAGTTCTACTCCCGAGGAGTACAGGTTCTTGAGCGTTTTTCCCTAGCTCAATTTTATTTGCCTCAATAATAGTGGTGCTAGTGGAATCGATGTTAATCGTATCTCCTGATAGTCCTATTGATAGAGGGGAGGATAGTAGTATGTGGTCAGTAGAGGCGTTTAGGTAAATTCTACCGCTACTAAGCAGTACCTGGTTACCTTTGTAGGCTTTAGTCTCAGTTGGTTTTTGAGAGTATGATTTTCTGTTAACGCTGCTCTCTACTAAGGGGATTGTTTGAGTTGAAGTTAAATATATTGAACTAAAATCCTCGTTTATATTTTCAGTAATAAACTCAAACCCGTTTGTAGTTGCTACCTGTCCGTTACTCAGAATGGTTATAGGGTCTCCTTTCACTGTACCTCCCCAGGGCGTGAGATTAGGTACTGTCTGAGAGAGTCTAAGTGATTGCCCGTTTCTACCTTCTAGTATGACATCTCCTTCGTATGGTAGCATTGGATTTATATCTACTTTTTCCTCAAAGTACTCCCCGAGCTTGGGGTCGGAAGATGTGTCTTCGGGGAAGCCAGTAAAATGAGGAGAGTTCCATATATTTACTACATCTAAGTAGTAGACCGTTTTACTAATAGCTAAACTATCTAGATTTTTTGATGCTGCTGAAACTAAAAGTACGATTTCGTTAACTAGCGGCAGGTGTCTGATATGAGACTGGAGAGGAAAAGCGATGGGGTACTGCTCGGCGGGTAGATTGTCAGTTACTTTTCCGAGAATCTTATAATGTACGCTTCCTACTAAATCGGGAAAGTTTGGATCGAGGTTAACTTTTACAACTCTCCCGGCTTGGAAAGCTTGTTTAGATCCTCTAGCTACTGCTGGGTTTGCTGACCTAACGAATAAGCCTAAGCTATTTCTAGTATCAACCATTACTTCTCCTGTGCCAGGGCATTGGCCTGGTCTAGAATCTGTGCAAGTTCTTCAGCACCTAACTCAAACCCTGCAGTATCGCCTGATGATTTAGCGTTGTCCATCCTCTGGACTATGGTGAGCATCTTTACTAGCATTTCATCGTTCTTAACTCCTATCTCTAGGTAGTTAGCGATCATAGGGACTACTAGGGTAGCGTCACCGATATTTTCAACCAGCGGCTTAAGCTCTCCAATTAGAGCGGTGATCTGCTTATCCTTCTTTTTTGAGTTATTATATATCTCTTCTAAGACGTCGGAGAAAGTCTTATCCTTAAACAAAGTCTTGTCTAGTGCCATGCCTTTTCTTTATAAATAGAAAGGTTAGTTTTTTAGATCAATTAATCCTTGTTCTTCTAGTCCGTTGTATAGTTGGTAGAATTCTGTCTTGAGTACGTTGATGACTTTGGTGAGGTACGGAGTCTCGGTACCTGTCATCTCTCGGATATAAATATATAAAGCCTTCTTCTTGAAGATATCTAAATCATAACGCTTCTTAAAGAGAATGAGTATCGCATCAGCGACCTTGCGGTCGGACTCTTTAGGAAAAAGGTCATCTAACTTATCATAAGTCCTCTCGATATATATGTCAAAGATCTGCCTGAGTGTAAATGCGTAAGGTCTTACATCGGCTGTATCTAAGTCATAGGTGCCGTTAAAGTCTTCAACCGGTGCTAGAGACTTTAAACGCTTATAATTCTTATTGTTATAGTTAATAAGATGCCTTTTGACGATAGTCCCGAAGTAAGAGTATGCTTTCGCACCACGGGTTGAATCAAACATATGTATCTTCTCCTCAATAAGTAGGGAGATAACCTCGTGCTTTAAGTCCTCTAGGTCTTCCACATCGGTGTAGTAGAATCTAAAGGTGTGAATAATGTTTTCTACTAGTTTGTAGAACGGATAATAGATTTTATCCGTGAAAATCTTCTGACGAAAGGTTACATCTTTCGAGTTATTGTACGCTACAATTGCGTCTTCGGTGTCTTGCGTGAAATAGTTAGTATCACTTTTCTTTCTGCCCATGTATTACTTAAGGATGTAGGCATCGAGGACACTCTGTATTTGTTTTAAGTTTTCAAAGAAGAAACCCACCTCGTCATCGGAGCTAAAGCTCCCCTTACTGTCGATTTCACGTAACCTTTTGCTTGAATCCTCGAGAACATTGGAGATATCCTCAACGTATTTCTGTTGATTTTGAACGGTATCCTCTAGTTTCTCTAGTTTTTTAAGGAGATTCCATGTAGAGAACCCGAGGACTCCCACTAATATAGCTAATAAAATGATTAAAACCAACATTTTTTATATATTTTTAAGTAAATTACTGAGGCCTTCTGAAGATTTAACAGTTTTTCCTGTAGAAGTCTTAAGTTTTTCGTTGTTAGGAGCTGTTTTACCCCCTGTTTTCAACCATCTATCGTATTCTATCTTAGAAGCCATGAAATCGGCCTGGTGTAGAACGAAGACTATGTTGGTTTTGAACCTAGAATCCGGGTTATGATTGAAGAAATACGCTTTATTTGCATCATCGAAGATGCCATCATGTAGTCTGATACCTAAATACTCTTTCTGAGACATGGAAATACCGTATTTCTGGAGGAGATATAGGGATCGGTCTTGAATAAGCATAAAATCTAGGGAAGTATTGATAGAATACTCCTCTTTTAGCTTATCTCTCCTCCAATTATCGGTTTGAGGTAGGTAACCATCCTGTTCTCCGTCACCGATCTTACCTAAATCGTGGTTTAGAGCAGCAAAAACAAGTTCTTCTTCGGTAAAATCGATTTCTGCACCGGAAACACCCCAGAACTTCATAGTCCTTAGCGATAATTCAACAACTCTATTGACATGCTCGATGTATCCACCGGGGAAAGCGTTGTGATACCATGTTTTAGAGGAGGCAGGAGCAAGGACCATGTGGTCTGCTAGTGCTTGATAGGTACTTTTAAGTTTTTCCTTACGGTCTCCGGTGATATAGTCCTCAATATATTGAAGATGACGGGTCCAATTAGCTTCTACCTGTTCGGGTGTAAGTATCATAGTTAGGATTTAAAATATTCTTCTTCTCGGTTAACCATACTTTGCATATCTCTAAGAATCTCTCTTGCTTTATCAAGTTCTACGTAAGCTGCATCACGATTAAGTGTTGCAACGTTGTGCTCGATCTTCCTAATTTGAGATTCAAGTCGACTTATCTTGTCTTGGTATATAGTTTTATTTTTCATATCTGCTTACTAATTATTATTAAAATATATTATTAATTTATATTATCTATATCTAGTATATTATAATATATTAAGTATATTTCCCTTCTCCCTTTTTCTCTTCCCCTTCGTTTTTAATATACGAACTAGATCAATGCGAAACAACTGGTTTAGAAAAAAGGTTTTAACACGCGCCGCGCCGCGCACCAAGTCGACCCGCAAATCCCTACTAATAGTATATCCCGGCACCGGTCTTGGTTCTTTCCCCCATCATCTCAATTACTTCGATGGCACGGTCTAGGGTTACGTTAAAAAACTCTCTTGAGGAACCCTGGTCGGTGGACTGCCGGTGATTGACAAGATACTCATGAACGGAATGCTCTATCATATAGTCATTCTCTACCGGTAATGAGTACCGAAGTGACCATTCCGAAACAACACCGGGTCCGTTGATCTGCTCCACTCTCCGTAAAGGATTAACAGCCTTACCGATCTTGACATAGTCCGGATAGGCGGGATTGGTTAAAACATAGACAAAGCTGCCCTTAGAATGATACTGCTTGAACTTGACAAGGTCTTCAGTTAACTTGGCATAAAGGAATTTCCAGGCGTGGGTGTTAGTCTCAGGCTCAAAAGGTAACGGGACATCAATGCGGTAATCACAGTTTAACATATTAGAGACTTCGGACGGTGAATGCTGACGGAATTTAAACCGGACATCAGAGTAATTCTGGAACCATTCCTTGGCCCGAGCGTGGTACTGGAGCTCAGTAGCATCAGGATGAAAATCGTAGATAGTAATAAGAGATTCGGATTCTAACTCCAAAGCCTCGTCAAAGGATAACTTCTTTAAAGACATAACTTATTTTTTAAAGAGAGCGGCTATAAACGTTGCTAGACCAAACCCTAAAGCCACAGGCCAGATCATAGACACAATAAGCCGTTCTTTGACAGTGAAGCGATTCTCTTCCGAACCGGTATATGAGATAGTAACATCCCACAGGTAGTTAAACGTAACTCCTATTAACAAGTATAAAATAATAATACCAAACATAACCTTTATTTTTTATTGATACTTAAAGATAAGAAAGTATTTAGGTTCTACCAACTTTTTCTCCTACCGTTAGCAGAAGTATTTTCCATAGCCTATCACATTTTCTGTAATCTTCTATAGACTCATAAAAATCTAGCACGGACTTGACTGCATAGAGTATCTCTGAGTCGGTGAACTGCCGGGCCTCAATTATGTGTTCCAATTGCGTCTCATCGAACCTTTCTAGGAACCCGTACACTCTATTAAAGTACTGGTGCTTTAAGCGCTCCTCAATTTTATCAAATTTCTCCCCGTATGTATTGCGGTATGTCTGGCAGATGATATAGAAGTTTTCAACCGACCGAATGAAGGTCCCGAAGATGATGTACGGGTGCTGGGTGTAATCCAAAACCGCACCCGTCAAGCCTTCCTGCCGGAGATCGTTCTGATCATCGTAGTCAAAGAGCTCAAACAGGGTAGGGGATAGAGGTTTCATTAGTTCACCTTCTTATGCCGGCCTAGTCTTGAGACGATATCAACGGCGCTATTACCGGCTGCTATAAGGATCTGTCTCTCGAAATCCTTAGCAACGGGTGCAATATTGAATTCCTTCCCCATCTTCCTACGCAAATCCGTATCCATCAACTTAGTCTTGATGTAATTAAGTAAAGATACGTTATCAAAAGCAAAATGACCGTAATCCGGTGATACGATACTGGGTGTAAACTTAAAATCTATCATATTCTCACGAGATCCCTGCAAAAAACCATCACCGGAGGTAATCTCCCCACCTAACATCCTGTAGCCTGTAGCAAAAACATTATATTCATCATTGCCAAAGTCCTTAATACTGTTGGTAAAAAGACCCGAGATAGATTCCTGGAGTAAAGCAGAGATGAGTTTCATAGTTTTTTATATAAATAGAGATTCTCCTATAATATTAAATATATAAAGATATACTTATATAGGCAACTGTATAGTAGAATTTTTTTCCGGAAAATTTTCCCGTCAATAGTTGGTTTTACCCCCAAAAGTTCTTATATTAAAACCGTAGTAAGGGTGCTACAAGTGCTTTGACATATATAAAATATATAATATGGAAACAATATCATTTCTTTTAGGTGTAGGTGCTGTTATTACTTCGGTAGTAGTTGCGGTTACGTTTATGAATTACATGGCAATTAAAAACCTTATCAAAGAAGTATCGAATTTTGAGAAGGCTGAGCAAAGGTTATACGAATTTAGTAATGAACAGGATAACGCTATAAGGCGGGACCTGGAGGCAGTCTACCGTCATGTTGACAGTAGGGTGGATAAGCTTGAAGAAAAAACAAAAAGGGAGTTGAAGGATCTTACCTCAACTAAATCTAATTAATTAACCCGTTGAAGTACTTGTACCCTTATTTACTATATATAAATATATATTAGTATACCTTAAAATCTATCAGCGATGCATTATTTTAACTAGCTGGAGAATACCGTCGAGAAAACCGTATAGTGAAATATACTAGCATGGTTATCGCACAGTGCAGTAACAGTGACCTAGCCCTGACCTACCCTTGACCTCCATCCGACCTCCGGGAAAAAAAAAGAGGCCCGAAGGCCCCTACCTAGTTTCTAATTTCAGGCCTCCCAGACCATCATCGTACCGGCGTCATGCCATTCAAAGTACCAGCCGTTATCTTCCACCATCTGATTCAGCTTAGGCTCTACACCGAATGTATCACCCCACACCTCGCTATAGTAGTCAAATAGACTGGGGGTATACTCAGCAGCCACCCATATACCCTCATTAGAAGCCTTAGCACCGTAGAACTCTGATGCTGTACCTGATACCATTATGCCCTTACTCTTAAGAGCCGTCATCATTGCTTTGATTTCTTTTGCTTTCATAACCTTTGTTTGTTTGTTTATTATATCTAAAGATAAGAAGAAGGCCCCGAAGGGCCAACTCTTAATAGGGGAGAGTATCCTGGGCTGGTCGCGAAGACAAACTGAACCCAGGAGTACTCTTAATCCCCTAAGATGGGTTGAGTATTTTTAAGCTCCTCAATCCCGAACTCGATACCGAAGTCCTGCATCATGAGCGAGGTCCAGTTAGGATGAAACATTGGACGCTTACCCTCTGCCTTCATTTGATCTAGCTCCTGAATGAAGCTTGACTGCCATAGCTTTAGAGCATTGATTAGAACGACTTCCATAATTGGACTTACTGTACCTTTTTTACTTTTCATAACCGTTGTTTGTTTTTAATTATACTTAAAGATAAGAAGAAGGTCCCGAAGGACCAACCCTTATGCGTTATCGATTATCTCCTTAGATTTCTCTAGACCTCTCTTTAGTAGGTCTTCCCTCTCCTGGGTAGATAGGCTAGCACCTCTCTCGAGTGTGATCTTAATACTAGCTTCTAGGACACCTACTGCCTGGGCGTAAGCTGAAGCGATTTCCCTAAGTGCGTTTTCTGTAACTGATGACATAACTTTTATTTGTTTTTAATTATACCTAAATATACGAACTAAATCCTCTGGAGGCAACTATTGTAACCAGGAAGAGATCCCGAAGGACCTCAACCCAGACAAACAAACCCTGGGTGTATTAGCGCCCTACCCAGGAGGCTAACTTATCTAATCTATATAGTAGCTTATCTCATCCCATCCATCTTTCTGCTTGATGGAGGTAAAGTACTTAGGTCCTTGCTTCCTCTCGGCGGAGTAGGGCCGGAGTAAATCCGGCTCCCACTTCCTTAGGTTCTCCGCCAGCTCAGCTGATACCCTCTTTAGCTTAGTCTTCATTTACCGAGGTACTGGACTAGCTCTTCAGCACTCTTATTAGCAGTCGTTACATCGATAAAGCGATGAACTAACTCCTCATCATTATTCCTTCTGGGCGCAACAACTAATAGATTTCCATTTTGAAACTTCACAGTCACAGTATCGAAGGAGTAGTACCTACGGCCACTAGACGCACCTTCACGGCTCACCGTCACTTCAGCCCCAGGAGCAAGCTTCCGATACTTTTCAGCAGTATAGCTAAGCACTGACTTATTATTTCGAGCAGAACTCATCTCCCATTGAGCACTTGAGTTCTTTTCAGCTAAGTTCTCTTTCAGCTTCCGGAAGGTAACCCACCGGCCATTACCGTTAATAGTATGGCACTCTACTTTATTTAGCTCGACACTAAAACCTGCTATCGACTGAACAATCATATCAGAAGTAGCTTCATAACGATCGTAGAGTAGCACACACTTACCATTAACCCGCCGAACATCTACAGTAACTATCACCTCATTATCATTCCAGCCATTGGCATTAACATCTGCGTCTTCATTTACCTCCTCCATAGAGAAGCTAAAATCCTTACCTTCGATAAAGCCATTTTCTAGCAGTAGAGCCTGCTTACGGAGCAAAGAAGCTTTAGTATTTTCATTACTCTTAGTCAATCGCTCTTTGAATGCTTCTACTCGCGCTATTTGCTCAACAGTCAATACTTGGTTTTCAATACCGAGAGTAAGCTGATTGGGATCTTGAATTTCATTTATCATAACCTTTGTTTGTTTTTAATTATACCTAAATATACGAACTAACTTTTAACTAACCAACCCTTTTCGTTCTTCCAAAAGATATTCTACCTGCTCTAAAGGCATACTTAATATCAACTGCCTTAGCATCTGATATTCCATTCCTACTTTATGAAGGATAAACTCCATCGTTTCGCCATCACAATCGATATCAATTAGCAAATCAATTACTGTATCTACTATAACTTTATTATCTTTCATAACCTTTGTTTGTTTTTAATTATACCTAAATATACGAACTAAGATCTTAGGAGACAACTATTTTTCAAAAAGTGCTCCGTGGATTTGAGCATCGATGAAATTGATGATATCTGCTCTATCAAATCCTTCTTCCTGCAAATCAAAAGCCAAACTCTTAACCACAGATCTTAAAATCGCAACATCAGCAATTCGAACCAGCCCATCCATTCGCAGGAATGTATCATCGATTTGATCATCGGTTTGTTCATTCATGAAACCCCATAGTCGGGTGATATACCGGGGGTAATTATAGCCCTGGGTATCAACTAAGAAATATCCATCGGTAGTCGTATTATGAAATACATAAAACTGCTGATCTCCATCAAGAGTAAAAATATCCATCAAATCAACATCATCATCGAAATCCAAAACCGGGAAGGATTTTATAGCCGCTTTGGTTTCATCTGACAGATGTATAAACATGCTAGCAGTAGATTCGCTAAAACTATTCACTTTTCGGGCGTAAGTAATGCGAGTTAATACTTCGTAAACCCCTTCATTTAATTCATTTGCTTTCATAACCTTTGTTTGTTTTTAATTATACCTAAATATACGAACTAAGTTAACACGAACCAACTTTTATTTTAATTTTCTTCGAGGAATTCGATAATAGACTCGAATTCAGCAGGGTCATCGACCGCGTAACCATCTTTTGTGGTTATTACCGTATCAATAATCTTATCGCTATCTGCCTGGTAGTAATCTTTTACAATGTAAACGCTTGAGCCGTCTTGAACAATTGTCTCGATTACCTTTTGAACCTCCGTGGTTGTTTTTAGTATTTCCATAACCTTTGTTTGTTTTTAATTATATCTAAAGATACGAACTATATTCTAATCTTCCAACTCCTCAATCAAATCTTTATTTTCTTTTAGAAGCTGAATCAAACGAATCCTATATCGTTCATCTCTTTCATTTCCAGCTACATCTGAAATATTCGCTAAACAATCTAAAAGATCGCTATACGTATTCTCGAATCGACAGTAACTCATATTTGCCATAACCTTTATTTTTTATTTACTTCGTAATTATTGACTGTATCAATTACTATTTTACAAATAGTATCAAGGACTTTATCATCATGTCCATCTAAGTAAGTAATTAGATTAAACTGTAAAGTTTCTTTTAACTCTCTTATTGTTTTAATTTCCATAACCTTTGTTTGTTTTTAATTATACCTAAAGATACGAACTATACTGGTAGGATACTACTACTAACTGGGGAGGTTATCAATTTCATCATTCACCCATTCCTTCTCACCTGGACCTAGCTGGTCGTAGTCCATTCCAAATTCATTTTGAGCAAGTACATCACGTACATCCATAACCGTTGTTTTTAATTATACCTAAATATAGTAAATAAAAAGGGAGGAACCAACTTCCTCCCCTAAAATTTATTTTATATATTGCTCCAATAAATCTTTTGCTTCTTCTATTGTGCTACTCATTAGCAAATCCCATCCATTTATTCCATAATCTTCCTCAAAAGAAGCTATTACAGATTTAGGGAGGGTGTCTAAGTAGTCTACTACTGTCTTCATAACCTTTGTTTGTTTTTAATTATACCTAAAGATAAGAAAGAGGGTCAGTATAACCAACCCCCTAACTAACTTTTATTAAACAAATTCCAATACTTCTGCTAATTCCATCTCCTCTAAGTCGTCCCGGGTTTCGATATCTTCACCAAACACCAATTCGATATCAGCATCTTCTAGTATCAAACAGATATCTTTTCCCATAACACGGCCCATCAACTGGATTTCCTTTGCAGTAAGCTGCTCAGTAAATACTTCTTCTACTTCACCTGTTTCATAATTCCAAGTGAATCCAAATACATTATCTTTTAACTTTATATTCATAACCTTTATTTTTAATTTGTATCTAAATATACGAACGATATTTCAATTAAGCAACTACCTTTATTTTATTTCATACTACTTTCCTTCTAATTCAGATTCTACATAGTATTTATTTCCTGGGAAGGATTCTGATTTTACTAAATAAAATGGTTTGTCTTCATCTTCCTTATTTATACAATTTTCATCTAAATCTCGCTGAAGTAATTCAACTGTAATAGGATCTTCAGTATTTGTTAAAGCTTCCTTTAAATTAGGTTTTACACCTAATACTATAACTTCTTCCTCACCCCCATAAGTTACTAAGTTATCACCGATTTTAAATTTGAAACTACTTCCTAAGCCTTTCATAACCTTTATTTTTAATTTGTATCTAAATATACGAACTAAATTTCAATTAAGCAACTACTTCATAAACTTTCTGTACCTCTCTATCGCCCCTTCAGGAGTGTAAGCATTGATGTACAGACCTACTGTACAGTCTTTTTTATTAACCAGGTATGTGTTAGTATAACCCGGACCCTGCATATACACCTGTACCCGGTACTGAGTACTCATTCTCATTTGCGATTATCCGCAAAGAAATTCATTACCTCCTCATATTCATCTTCATCTAATACCGGTAACCCTGAGACTGCCTCAGTCAATTCCTCTGAATAGGACATTAAATCTTCGTAATAGAAGAGGTTATATATATTACCACCAAATTTGATAGTATAATTGATAGTCTGATTTTTAACTTCTACTGATTCCATAACCGTTTGTTTTTTAATTATACCTAAAGATAAGAAGGAAGGTTAGTTAAACCAACCCCCTCCTAAACTTTTTTTTTAAGCAGCAACCTCCTCATTCATCTGGTAGGCGTAGCTTTCCCATGAATTCGCATTGACGGACTTATACTGATACTGACTATACAAAGCAGTCTTATAGAGATCCTGATTGATATCCCCCACCTTAATCTCAACTAGTAGACCTTCTGAAATCCAGATCTTCTTCCCTACCCGGGCATAGACCGTTGAATCAAAGTCATCATTTATAACCTTAGCGATAGAATGGACTGATTTTAACTTATACCGACGAAAGACCTCAATGGCTGATTCCGCCTCAGTAGTACTGGTAGTCATAAATCCGGCCTGACACTTTACAATCACCCGATATTTTCCCTTACCGCACATATCGGTAGATTCTTTATGGAAGACCTGAAGATCCCTATTTGCAATATTGTTTACTAACTTATTCATAACCGTTGTTTGTTTTTAATTATACCTAAATATACGAACTATATTTTGGGTAACCAAATCAAATCTGAATCAAATCAAATATTTGTTCTCCTGTACCTTCTCCATTAAATGTTACCTCATAACTCGGATCCATTCCATTAATTATGACAGACTCTATTAATTCCTCTAATGTTTCAAATTCTGCTTTAAAATAGCTACAATCTAATGAATACATAACCGTTGTTTGTTTTTAATTATACCTAAAGATAGGTACAAACTATTTTCAATCCAACTAAAATAAAGTTTGTCACTAAAAGATTTTTTCGTACATTTAGGATGGTTGACGGGCCTGCCCTTGGAAGAGAGGCGGAAGAGTAGACGGGCCGGTACCTTATACTCAAACCTTAAAGCTTTACTTTAACTTAAAGCTTTGCTTGAAGTCTAGACTGCAGTCACCATGTAGGCTAGTACACCTACTGCTATGGCTAGACCTATACCTGCCTTTAGCTTTTTATCTAACTCCGGCCCTAGCAGATACCAGACCGAAGCACAGAAGCCCGGGGCGATCACCAGCCACATATCCGAAGAGGCGTCTGGGTATGTTACCCCTAAGTAGATTAGCGCTACTACTCCTATAAGGCTTCCTCTGAAGCTAGCCTTTAGTACCCCGGGCAGGTCCTCTCTACTGGACAGTAAAGTAGCTAGGGAGTAGACCCAGCCAAAAACTCCTCCTACTAGCAGCATCACCACTAGCGCTATCCCGCTCAAATCTTTTACCAACTTTGTCATAACCTTTTTCTTTCATCTAAAGATACGAACCCTTAGAGCAGGAGACAACTTTCAGGACGGTTTTTTCCCTACGGTTTACCAGACGGTTACCTCCGTACGGTTTTCTAAAACCTTAAAGCTTTACTTTAACTGTTCCAGTCTCCAGGTTTATAACCAGCCTTACAGACGGCTGTACGGTACTCTCTACGATTTTCTCCCTACGGTTACCTTGTACGGTTTCCTCTGGACGGTTACCTAGTAGGTACGGTTTTCTGCCGGTTAAAGCACTGATGATTGCATGGACGGTTTTCTGCATACGGTTTACTAGTCTACGGTTTTATCTACGGTTTACTGAATACTTAAAGCTTTACTTTAAGGTTTGAAAAATAATAATTTTCTATAGAAGAAAAGTTGCAAGGGAGGGAGGCAGGTACTAGCTATTAAAGCTTTGCTTTAACTTCACTCTTTGCTTTAAGTTTATACATAATTTATATCTTAATATCTTTATATCACTCTATACAAATATCTTTATATACGCTACGGTTTACTCCCTTCATCATCCTCTCCTAATCATCTTACGTTTTAACCTAATGAGAGAAAGGAGATCATCAACTGTCCCGGCTCCAATCCTCCGGCCTTGTACCGAAGTAGGGCCGAAGTTTTGCATTAGTCTCTCATAGTTTATCACCATCCTCAGTCCTGCCTCCAGATGCTCTTCCTTGTTACAGCTCCATATCACCGACCTAGTCTTTGCATATGCCTTATCCCAGTCCTGCCATTGTCCTTTACTCTTGCCGTCTTTCATAAGTACTTTGTATAAAAAGTTATTCTTCATCCTCAAGGCTATCACTGTAAGTCCTCTTACCGGGGTTATACTCTCTATCATCATCCTGAGAATCATCATCATCGTACTCCCTCTCTAGCTTCTTTTCTAGCTCTCTTTTCTGGTAGGCTAACGGTGAAGGTATTCCCGAGTAATGATCCCACTCCTGTTCACTCTTCTTCATCATCCCACTCTTCATTTTCTAGTCCGTCTTGTAACGTGCCATCCCAATCCTTATTCAAAGGAAGGTCCCAATTAAGGTCCCGGAATGCAGGGTCCTGGTCTAAAGGTATTCTCTTACTCATAAAGATGCAATTAACTGTTTAACACTCTTCCACCACTCCGCATGTTCATCGGTCTCAAGACCGAGGTAGTATTCTTCTGTCATAGAGACGGCATTCAAACCCTTCCTTATGTTCTCTAACCTCCACTGTAGCATGTCCTGGAAGTTATCAAACCTCTTAACATCCGTGATACCTTCATCATCTTTTAGCAGACACACCCACGGCCTCCATCTTATACTTCCGTACTCCATAACTCTTATTTGTTTTTTATTAATCCTTTTATCTAAATTTTTCCAAGCCCGGTAGGGCTTTTGATGAGAATGCGCGTGGCACCTTCGGTGCGAGAGAGGGAAACGCCCCTCCGCTCGCCCCTCGGCCTCCCTGCCCTAGACCTGCTCATAAAACCTTTCAATGATACCAACCGGAGAGCCTTTCTTATTGAGCTTAACGGCATAAGCCATATCGGCTGTCTTGTAGACTACCTCCCACAGCTGCCCGTCTCTCTCGAAACGGACAGGTGCGGTGGCTTTCTTATCTCTTATCTTACGCATACTGTAACGCTAGCTGGAATAAGTCCTGATTGATCTTAAGATCTTTCTCAAACGACCTAATCTTACGCACCTGACGTACCTTAGCTCCGTTCAAAGCTCCTTTGAATCCTCCTTGGGTGATAGCTTCTTGGATGCGATTAAAGGTCAGCCACAGATCATCGCCCTGGTCTTGGGTCCGGCGGCTAGAAAGAATACCCTCTAACACCTCATCCTCTACCTGAACTTCATCGCTCATCTCGATACCACGTCGAAGCAAGTAAGCCTTCATAGCGAAGTCTTTCTGCTGCACCTCCGTCATCTGTACTTCCTTCATCATATTGATAACCTCTACCTTCTTAGGTAGCGCTACTACTGCAGTCTCGATAAGCTTCTGAAGGTCTTCAAAGCTATATCCCATATGCCGGATCTTGAAGTTAGCAAACTGCTCATCAGCAACTACCAGTCCATTGCTACAGACAAGGCGATATAGCCCCATCATGAACTTAAACGACTGAGTTCCATCATGAGAGTTAGTAAGAATGATCTGAGGAAATACATCATCACCTTGAGCACCTTTGATAACTAAATTAGGATTCTGGAACTTGATCATATGCTTGGAGAAGATCGAAACCTTCCCGGCTCTTCCTCGGCGCTGAGCTGCCTGGACTGGCTCCCAACCCATACTCATTAAGTCTTCTATCACCCGGCTAGTAGGTACGTGAACGTACTTATCTGATACCTCTCGGGTAGGTTTATCAATGAAGGCAAAAGGTACTACCTTCTTTAAATCTTCTATTGACATTACGCGGTCTTGCTTGCTATCTGAAATCATCATAACCATTTTGTTTTTAATTATACTTAAAGATAGGAACTAACTTGATTAGATCCAACTAACCTAAGTAATAATTCCTAACTTTTTTGCAGTAAGATACCCTACCACCTTACCTTCATCAGTCATGTACTGGCGCTTGGTCTTAGGCAGTCCTTCATTCCTATGCTCTAACTCCTCATAGGTATTCCTGAATGACCTGGGGTAAGATAGTTCTGATGTAACAGTTCTCTTATCATCGGACATGAAGTAGGTGATAGTAGAGCCGTCTAGCCGGGTCTTAGATAAGATCTCTTTCATTTGAGAGTTGCTTAATAAGCTGGTAAGTATCGATGGCATCATCGTAGAGCTGAGACTCCTCGTAGAACTCTAAACATTTAGCCAAAGCCTGCGGCCATTCGGTAGATGGCAAACTGATATCGTACGCAGTATCTCCTCCTTCGAAGCTAACCTCAAATAAGTCAGCGTGTTTCTTCCTAGCCTTGACAGCTACTCTGATGCCGGCGGTGATAGCATTAGTAATCTTTACGTTCTTTCCTGAAAAGAAAGTACTAAATTCTTGCGGGTTTTCGAATACAAACTGTCTCATATAAATTGATTAGCTGTTATACAAATTACGAACAGTATGATTATTCTGCTTAACAGCCTCCTTATTAGAGCCGTAGTAGTACACAGGTCCTTCGTATAAATAGGTCCTCATAGGTACATGAGGGTTAGACTTCTGAGTAAACTGAGGCTCGGTAATCCGGCGAGGTCCGTCATAAGCCCGGAAAGTAATCGCAGTAACTCTACCCCAGGTCCCGGTATTATACTGAATCTCTAATACCCCAGCAGTATTAAACTCAAACTTGATCTTCTCCGTCAGTCCTCTCTTCTCGCTCATAACCTTTATTTTTTTCTTCTTCGATAAAGATAGTAAATATATCCCCTCTAAGCAACTTTTCAGATAACTTTTTATTCTTCTGATCCTGCTCTAAAAGCTTATCAGCATGTTTGCTAAGAAGATACTGCTTGTTCTTCTCGCTGTCGAGCTGGGGACGCTGTCTCTTCTTAGGTACTTTCATGCCCGGGATATAAACTCATCACCGGGCTTCTTATTGTCCTCCCACAGCCCCAGCTCTTTCAGATGGTCAATATGAGATTGATCTATCTCCCAGTCAAAATTCTTAACCTGAATCTCAATGTAATCCTCCATCTGCTCTACCTGATCGTCAGAAATAGGAGAAGCAGCATAGAGAAAGCAGCAGTTGTAACAGAGTAGTTCGATGTTATCCCGGTGGTAGTTGTGCTTATTCTTATCTTTGAAAGTCAAAATCAAAGGAATCTTTCCATCTAAGAGCCTGCTCTCACCGAAGTCACACCTCTTGCAACTCTCAGCTAAGTAACCTTCTGATATCAAAGCTGCTTTAATCTTCGCAGGCTTGAAATGCTCAACAGGAAAGGTTCCGTCCAGGATCTGCTCTAGAGGGGCTTGAGTAGCCCTACCTGTTAGAAATTTAGGTATCCCTACCCCAGCCTGATTCTTATGAGCTTCAAAGAGAGTCACACCATCCTGATTAGTATACAGGACAGCATACTTTCTGTAGTGAGGGAAAGAGCAGTGGAGGTACCGAGCTGCAGCTTTATTTGACTTAGTCATCTTAACTGCTCGCTCGATATCCTCCCTTAGCAAAATCTTACTAGGACGCCCTTTCTTCTTCTCCTCCACTATTCCTCTTCTTCTTCTTCTGATTCCTCGATCACCTCTTCAGGATCTTCAAGGAGCTTGGAGTCTTCCTCATCCTCAAGCACCTTCTCAGCTTTCTCTCTCAGGGCTCGGGTATCGTCAGAAACCATAGTCGCATCGTAGTTCTGGATCTCAGGCATCTCTTCAGCTAAACGATCAACACCAAACTCCAAAGCTACTACTCGGCGGTATACCTCCTCATCTAAAATTTCAATCTCATTATAGGTATGATCACCCTCTCCTAAAGTCAAAATCCGACCTCTCTTAGCACCCACAGTAGAGTGGTTAATACAAGTCTTAGTCTCCGGGAGAGCTTTTACACGCAGGGGATTAATCTCATCCCCACACACACTACAAAACCTTTTATTCATATTCTATTTTTATTTAACTAAAGATAGTAACTAGTCAACTAGTCTCCAACTTTTTACTTAAACTTTTGAATAGCTTCCCAGACATCCTCCGGGGTACGGAAAGCAATCTTTTGCTCTTTCTTCTCAACAGTTACTGAGATGTTACCATCCCACTCCTCTTTGTCGTTGTAGTCGATCTCATTTAAGTAAAGCTCAATTAAGAATACCTGCTCCCTGTTGAAGGCAATCCGCATAAGATTCTCAATAACCCTGAAGAACTTATCCTCGTACTGGGTTGTATCCATTCCAATCTCCGATGCTACGAAGTTGGTCCTGTCGTCAATCTCTTTTAAAAGCTTGACTATCTCGATAAATAATTCTTTAGTCATAGCTTCTCTGTTTCGGGGTACCTCTTTAATTCTGTACTTCAAAGGTATAACATCCTTGAGTATTTGTCTAAGCATTTCTTTAGGCTTCATCTTGTGACGCTAAATATACTTAGAAAATTTTTAAGCGATAAATGCTTTCTTTCGGCAAAGTTTTTTGCTGCTGCTAATCGGGTAAATGCTCGGGTAGACCCAATCACCTCCTGGCTACTATCTGTAAGACTGTAGAAAGAAAATTTCTTCATAAAAGTAAACTAAATTAAGCTTGAGTTCCTAATGCCTGCCGAATAATTTTGTCTACATACTCGATGTAAATAAAGAAGCCAATCACTGACTTGTCCTTGAGCTGCCTGTCCCGCTCTACCTGCATACCGAATTGCTTCAAGCCTGAGTCGAGTTTATCACTCAATGCCATAGCAATCTCATTCTGCTCGGTAGGATTGATAGGAGACATATCGGCAGGGATAAACTGCACTTTAATTCCTTTTTTGTTAGGATCTTCGTTAACGTCTACTTTAAGTACAAACTGCTTACCCTTGAAGTTTACCTTAGTAGCTTCAGCAATTACGTTTTGGATTTCTTTTAAAAGTAGTTCTTTCATAGCTTAAATATAAGAATAATTTAGTTTCGATCCAACTGGTCGCTATCCTTTTTATAAATAGGACTTACTTTTTTCTTCCTATTGGTCTTGATAGGCTGGTAAGGACGAGATTCTTCCTCTAGCCGATCTAAGTCCTGTAAATGGATCTTACCCATCTGTTTATAGATTGATTAAAGTGTTCTGATATTCAGTTAGTGCTTTAATCTTTAAAGTCATAGTACCTAACATGAACTTACCTGGACTTCCATTCATTTGTAGTATCAAAGGTAGCTGTTGTAGTATCTGAAAGTCTCCTTCTTTAAAAGTGTCTCTATCTATTCCAATTATTACTTCATTCTCTAGTTTATCCAAAGGAGTAGTCTTAACCTTCTTACTAAGATCTATTTTGGTATTGGGCTGCTCTTTATCCAAATAGTGCGAGGTTAGCACTTGCATCTCATCATCGATTAGAATAGTTGAACACCATGGCTCTAATAACTCCAATAGCTCGCTGTTACATCCTGTAACTTTAATCCCAATATCGTATTTAGGGTATACGATAGGTTTCATTAAAGCATCGTGTTTAACAAAGTGGCCCCATTTGCGTATAAAGTTTCGAGAACTTCTTTGATTCTGTGCTAGCCACTCCGGACTATCTTCGTAGATGTTCTTAGCTTTATCAGCCGTATTACGTCTACTCCCTCTGCAGGTCATGTGGTAAACACATCCGTGCCAAGTCTGTACAAATGTTATTCCATCAAGGAGGAACCGGTTAAAGATATCTGAATCTTCTTTTGATTGAGGTGCGTAGAGAGGGTCATGTCCTCCGATCTTTTGGAAGTCTTCTCGGTAAAATGCCCAGGGGGCAAACACGCCTTCGGTAACATTATCATTAGGTACTCGGGAATTAATAAAAGCAAGCAAAGCTTCTTCCTTAAACTCTTCCGGCTCTACACCAAAGTCTCTTAAAATCTTCTCTGGGCCGTCTGGGTGTAGAGGGGGTTCAATTCTAGTAAGAGAGACAATTGTGCGAGGTTTAATCTCCTGTTCAATAGCATCTAGTGCTCCTGGGCATAAGTACATATCGGCATGGTAGATCATAGCGATATCCTTTGTTGCTACTTCGTTGATTAAACGGTCGTATAAAATTGTGTGACCTAACCTTTCAGGTCCCTCGTTACGAATCCATTTAAAGTTAGGATCTTTCTTTTCTGTTTCCATACACCAGTCCCAGGTGCCGTCTGTAGATGCGTCATCTGCTACACAGATCTCTACCTCATGATCGCCTTGATTCTTTCTAATAGCTTGGTAGGACCACTTAAGGTACTTTAAGTTGTTCCGGCTAGGTTGTATAAAACTAATTTTCATTTAAAATCTTTCTTAAATAATCTTCTAAGTTACGAGATGGGTTCCAACCCAGGACCTCAGCTGCAGTAGGATCGGTGTTTAAGGTTATAAGAGCTTCTCCTGGTTGAGCTGGAAGGTAGTCGGCTATCTGGTTAAACATTTTTAACACTTCGTTAACTGAATGGTTCTTACCTCTTCCTAGTTCGAATTCGTATCCATATGCCTGCTTATACATGATAAGGATAAGGGCATTAATAATATCATCAACGTGAGTAAAGTCTCGTCTCTGTTCTCCATCCCCATAAATTACGAACTTTTCTTTATTCTCCCAACTCCTAATCCACTTTCCAATTAAAGTTGTATACCCGCCTTCTGTGAGCTGGTGAGGTCCGTAAACATTATAAAAGCGGGCAATAGAGGCTTTTAATCCATAGTGCTTTTGGTATAGCTTTATAATATCTTCACCTAAGTCTTTTGAGAAAGTGTAAGGGTTCTTGAACTTACCGCTGTGCTTGGATGAAGAACCTGCGTAGATTAAAGGTATATTGTTTTTAATACAAAACTTTACAACCTCATAGGTTCCATTAAAGTTTGTATCAATGTATTGATTAGGTCTTTCAAATGATGGACCAATTCTTGCAATTGCAGCCATGTGAAATACTAAATCAAAATCTTTAAAAACACTATACATTGTAGATATTGTTTGAATATTACCACTCCAATACTTACATCCTTCTACTTCGTTTGATTTTAATCCAGTTGAGTAGTTATCAAACGATTGAACTTCATGCCCATCTTTCAATAACTTTTTGATTAAGTTTGTTCCTATAAAACCGGCGCCGCCTGTAACTAGAACTTTCATTACAATATTTCTTTAATAAATTCAAATACCCTAGAATAATCTCGATAACCTCTTTTAACTATTTCGTCTAAAGTATCAACTACAGGTAATACCTTTGCTTTAGATAGTTTATTAAAATAGGATTCTCCTTCAAAATAGCCCGGTCTAATATCTTTAGAAGTATTTACGTAAATAATAACAGGTTTATTAAAGTAGCTACAAAGTATACTTGAACCTCCGCCCATAGATATAAATCCTTCTGCGCTAGAGTATATTTCTAACTGAGCTTCATTATATGTACCCCCTACCTCATTAACAATATCATCAAGTAGGTATACATTCTCAAAGTACTCTGTAAGCTGGTAGTCGGTGATTACTCCTTGACCTTCTACATTGGCTACGATATCTCTATTCTGTAGTTCATTAGGATCGGTAGTAAACTCTGTATTACGAGGTCGTTTATAGATAATGTTATAACCTTTTTCGGTTAGAATGTTGAACATAGTATACAAGCTCTCTATATCGAAGTATCCGATAGGTGCCTGCCCGTGCTCTAAGTTAAACCTATTTGAGATAATAACATAGTTACTTAAAGCAGGTACTCCTTTTTTAGAATACTTCTCAGCATAAGGAGGTGCTACCCATTGAGAGTAATCTAACCATCCGTTGGCTTGTTGCTGCTCTTGTTCAGTAAGTAGACTATAGTCTTTCCCAAAAATAGCTAGAGCATTATGATGTACCCAGGTGTTAGGCAAATTCTGTACCCCGTTAGTAGAATTATCTACAGACCTGTTAGTATATTTTTCTTCTACTTCGTCACAAAACCAGTAGTAAGGTTTCATTCCTTTACTTGTTATCACCTTAACGTACTCTCCTTGCTCTTTAAGCCAGTAGGCATAAGGAGCTGCACATACAAGCTCGTAGCCAAACTCTGGGTTTAGGTCAATTATCATAGTAGTACTCTTTTAACTCGATGAGCTGCTCTTTAATTGATTTCGTTTCTATTCCTCCTACAAGGCATTTATTTACTTCTACTAAAGGGTTTGGTATGATTTCAATATCCTTATTAAACACTTCTTTTATTAAAGATAGTAAATTAAATTTAGATAGGCAAGTACTTTGAATAATATTTTCTACCCCGTAACTATCCCAATCTTGCATTAAACTATAACACTGTTTAGCCCATTCTAAAGTTGTAATACCGCTCCACATCGCTTTGCTGTAGCCGGTAACACTTCCTTCGCTATTTAAAAACCATCCCAATAAGCTTACTTTAGAATCTAGCTCAGGACCAATTATTGACGTCTTAAGTATCTTAGTCCTTGTTCCTTTCAATATAAGAAAATCTCTAGCTACTCTTTTAGAAACTCCATATTCATCGCTATCCATTTCACAATCTGTTCCTGGATGGATAACTTTAGTGTTTGCTAAAGTATCTAGCCAGTGCGGTAAAGTTTCGTTAATAGAAAAGTCTTTAGTCCGTTGAGGGATAGCTCCAATACAGTTAATAATATATTCTCCTTTAAAAGAAGTTACTGCATCGGCAAAATCAGGAGTTAAGTAACGGAAGGGGGTAACAGTGACTGTGATCCCGTTATCAGAAAGGTACTCGCAAACCATGTGTCCGAGCATCCCTTTGTGCCCTAGTATTAGAACGTTCATTGGAAGTAATTATTATGTTGCAAAATATCTTCAAGTTCCTGCTTACTTACTACCACTTGATCGCTTGTAAATTCTTCCCAGCTTACTTCCCTATCTGAGATATCTTTGTAATGCATGTAGTAGGTGTTATTACCTACATTAAAAAATGTTCTTGGCCTCTCCTCCTTTGAAACCATCATTTCATGCAACTTTTCAGAGATGCGTGGTGTGCCGAGTTTATATTCTAATCCAAACTTTTCAGCATAAATTTCAAACAGATCTCTTACCTTAAAAGCGTTTAAATTAGGTATGACATTGTACCCAGTTTCTTGTAGACCTGCCTCAATAAGGTCAATAGCTTGCTCGATATCGATCATAAAACGAGTCATCTCAGGAGAGTATAGAGTAAGTTTATAACCTTTTCTGATTGCATCCCACATCAAAGGGATAATTGAACCGGTTGAGTTCAGTACGTTACCGTAGATAGCAGTGGAAAGCTTAACGTTAGACTTTTCAGCATTTACGATAAAAGCTTCTCCTGCTACAAACTTCATAGCACCGTATAGGGTTGTAGCTGCTCTAGATTTATCTGAGGAGATAAAGCAAGCTGCTTTAAAGTTATTCTCTTCTGCTACTCTTCTAGAATTAATAGCTCCATCTACAATCACTCGTACTCCTTCTTCTACATTCTGATCTACAGCTTCAATCTGTTTTAGAGATGCAGCAAAAATCCCAATAGTATGTCCGGCAGAAGCTCTTTTAAGCAAGTCGTAGTTGCGAACGTCTCCTATGACACAATTAATGTTTGGGAACTCTTTTTTAAGATAGTAGTGCTTTGCCTCGTCTCTAGAGTACACTGTTATTTCATTATCAGTATAATACCTCTTAACAAGATTCCGGCCTAGGTATCCTGCTCCGCCAGTGATAAAAATCTTTTCACTTTCCATAACCTTCAAAATATTTTAAGTTTTCTTCAAAAGACATAACCGAATTCACTCCACTATTATAAATAGGTTTCACAAAAGTATGCTCATCATGCTCGGGTAGCTGTCCCCACTTGTTCCCAAACTTAGCAACATTAGCTAACTCTGCTGATTTTTGCCTATCAGATTTTTCTTTTAAATTATCTTCTTTAAAGTGACTTCCTCTTGCAGAGAAGTGGTACAGTACTGAAGTAGCAACCATTTTAAACTCATACCCTTCAACCTGCATTCTGATAAACAGATCCATATCCTCCCAACTTGACGGAGAGAAGATAGGATCGTTTCCACCAATATTAACAAAGTCTTTTTTGCGACAGAAAAACCCTGCTCCACCTCCTTTGCGTACTACAGCTTCTTTGTTTAATTCAGAAAACTCTGAGGCAAATTGGTCAAATAATTCAGAGTTAAAATTGTAGTGAAACTCCCCAAATGCCTCAGGTGGGAAGAATACTGTTCCCGGTCTATAGTCTGGATCGGTTGGGAAGATTTTAGGTTGTATTCTAAACGAAGAAGCAATTAATTTACTCTTAGTATTTTCAAATAGCTTAAGCAGTTCTAAGTCCTGGTTAGGGCCTATCCACATATCAGAATGAATAATGTTAACAAACTCTGACTGAGCTTTATCGACGCAGAAGTTCATTCCCCCTCCAATACCTTTAGGTTTAGTATTATGATCAATATAATACTCTACTCCTAAGCTTAAAGCCTCTGCTTGCAGCCATTCATCCGTTCCGTCAGTGCAGTTTTCAGCATGCACAATAATAGGTTGGCCCTTATAGTATGCATTCTTCCTTACAGAAGCAATAGCTAGCTTAAGGTAGTTTAAGTTATTATTAGTGGAGATGCACGTGGTAATCATCAACTTCGCTTTGCCAATTTATTAAAGGAGACATAAAATATGTTTCTCCGTGAGTAGAGTACCCAGGTATAGGGCTTATTAATATACGCTTGCGAGCGTTTAATTCCAAAAACATAGAGAAGTCGTAGGGATGTCCCGTTACCTTTCCACTCTCTGGGTGAATTCCGTTTGTGTACTTGCGCAGGATATCTTCATCTGCTTTCAAGGTCTTGACCTTAGTAGCAAAAGTCATAGTGGTAGAATTAGTTACCTTCCAGTGAGTGTGCTGAGATACAAATACTCGAGTGACTTCAGGTCCGTCTTTGCATAGCTTGTTTCCTCCATGTTCAGCGAGTATGTACTTATCTGGATGATCGTAGAGAGTCACGTAGTTTACACCTGCTAGAAATATTTCCTCTAAGACCTTTCTTGCTCCGGCCCTGTGTAGGTAATCATTCTCTACAAAATACACAGTAGTGTCGTCTTCTAATTTAAGAGCTTGATCTAACGCTAAATTAAAAGTACCTGCTCCGTTACCTACAGAGTGCTTCTGTATATTCTCAACCGGTACATACTTGGAGATCATTGCAAAAGTTTCCTCTCCTATATTGTCAGCTATTACTGTTATGGTACTAGGATCGAAATGTTTCACAAAATTTCGTAAGCAGTTCTCGTTGTTAATAAAAGAAGGTTTAACTTTGTTATAACCTGTTTCTGATATTCTGTAGTAGATTCTAAGCATTTTTAAAAACGTCTTTCCAGGTGTAGGATTTATAATTAGGATTAAATAAATTGTTTGAATTACTTCTACAGTATTCGTTAGCTAACTTGTACCAGTTGTGGGATTTTCTTTTACTATCTATGTCCTTTGCTTCAAAAACTTGCTCACCTGCAATGTAATTTCTCTTACTAGGATGCTTTCTATTATGGACTACAAGCAAGTTCTTAAAATGGTACTGCGGAATTGCAGGAAGCAGCCGACTAAGCACATGCATGAAAGCTGTATCTTCGTGAATAAAGAAGACAGAAGAGGGTATATTAACTCCTGCTTTAATAATTTCTGAGGATATTGCTAATCCACATCCATTAAATTTATGAGGGGTTATGGAAGTTACCTGTAAGTCTTCAATATTGTTAAACTTATTCATTTCCTGCTCGGTCATCGTGTAGGGAATATTCCACCAGTTCTCACTATCTCCTTCGATAAAAGGCTTGTCTGTAAACTCTGGGTGTTCTAGAGGTTCCCAGCTCTTATCCCACATCTTACAAATAGCAAATGTTGTAATGTACTTAGGGGTATCAGGGACAGACTGATGTAGGTAATCTAATACCGTAAAGGCTTGTTGCGGGACTAACATATCAGATTCCCCCCATACAAGTATATCAACTAGGTTACAGTAGTTGTTGTTGAAGTCTCGTCTGTACTGAGCGATAGTAACTAAGTCAGGTGTTACGTTGCTGCTAAAGTTATACTTCCTAGCAAGGTCTTTAATCGTATCTAAGCAATAATCTAACTTTCCTTGCTGGGCTACTTCTAGTTCTTGACTGGCGCATACTAGAATATCTACTAAAACTTCTCCTAAGTAGCTATCGATAGATTTGCGTAGAGTGCTGAAGTATTCTTCTACCATATGTACTTCGTACCATTGTACGAGACATCCAATAGCAAATTTAGTTCCCATAGTTTGACTTGTATTTATCCCAGGTCTGACTCATAAAGCTTAGGCGATGTTCTTTGTCAAACCCATTAAAATGCCATACATATCCGCAGTCAACGAACATAAAATCATTGAGCAGTTCTTTCCGGTTAAGGTGAGTTAGATTCCATCTCTTACTCAATAGTGTTACATCGTACTCTGACTGCCGGGTGAGGTAATTAACAGGAGTTTGATCTGTTCCTTTGCGCAGAGTTGTCTGTAAGTATACTAGAGTTTCTGAGTTTTTATGCCAGAAGTCAGTAATAGCAGTACAAAGATCTCTATGCTGCTTGTTTATTACTACGAATCCGCAATTGTAGTAATCAACCCAATCCAATTTGACTTCTGGGAAGAGGTGCTGGTAGCCTTTCAAGCTCTGCCATACCCATCCTACGTTGTCATTATCCACACAAGCTGCTAGATTATGCTTAGTCTCATTAAAGAAGTTAGGAGCATCCCAGTGAATCATCGTATCGATATCCACCAGTGCTACCTGATCGTACTCAATATTATTTGTCTCTAGTATATCTAAGACGTACCACCTCTGCCAGGTAGCTTTCATCTCAGTAGGATCTACTAGAGGTTGATCTAATACGATGAGTTCTACATCGTGTCGCTTGCACCAGTGCTGCCAGGTGTTTAAGCAGAACTGAGAATAGTTAACAGTATCGTAGTTTGTGGCTAGATTCGTGATGAAGACAACGTTACGCATAGGTATAATTTGCAGAGAGAGTTCTGTATTCATTGAATATACGAACTAAATCGTTATTTTCAAAGAACTTAAACATATTTCCTTCTGCATTCATACAGTATTCATTTAGAGATAAGTTACTTTTTTCCTGCTTGTAGGTCTGAGCTGAGTAATGTATGACTGGACACCAGTCAACTACTCCAACTTTCCAGTTGTTCTGTTCACAAACAATACCTGAGTATACATCCTGTCCCCAGCCGTAGATCAGCTGATTAGAAAACTGACTAATCTTCTCAACTAAGTCTCTATGCATTAAAGGTGCTTGAAAGTCTACCCACTTAACATCACGTACTTCGGTAGCAGACCAGCAATGAACATACTTCCATTTGCACTGGTTCTTTTGAGGCTGTAGTACACAAGGAGAAACAATTTTGTAATCTTTTTCGAACATAGCTTTGCGAAGAGATTTAACAAAGTTACCTCCATGTAGAATTAAATCGTTATTGAGAGAAAGCAGACTGTCGTATTCTTTATTCTCTAAAAACAATTGCATAGCAAGGTTTAAAGCTCCCCCAAAGTAAACATTCTGTCCTGTCTCGTGAGTAGTGTATTTGCTTTTACCTTCCGGTGTAGAACCGTTATCTATAATGATTAGGTCATAAGAATCATCTCTATGTGCTTCTAGAGATTCAAAAAGCTGATCGGTTAGATCAGGAAGATTGTGGTTGTAAATAACTGCTAGTGTTTTCATACTATTGTTTAATTGTGTAACATCCGGAAGGAAGAGAGCCTGTATTTAGATTTACTTCCTTATCAGTTTCGGGGTGGAGTAGAGTGAAAGAAATACCTCGTTCTTGTATAAAGTCTTTTATTGCTGCTCGAGATTCGTTGAGGCTAGTATCATCAAAAATAATATAACCTCCTTTTTGTACTTTGTCGTACAGGTTATCCAATACATCTCTAGTTGCCGAGTAGGCATCGACGTCTACTCTGAGTAGTGCAATGGTACCTATGCCTGCATCAGGCAAAGTATCTTTTACAAACCCCTTTAAAAACTTAATACGATTACCTTCTTCAAGGCCAAATTTTTTAAGGCTGTCCTGAATTATTTGTAGAGGTGCAACCATTCTGGGTCCTTCATGGTGATTTTCATCTTTAAAAAAGTAGGTACTGGTTTTTTGGTTTTCAAACCCTTGGTAGCTGTCGGCAAGCCAGATAGTTCTGTTTTCGAATATTTTTGAAAGAAAGACTCCCATTCCACCTTTCCATACTCCGCATTCAATAATATCTCCTTCTACTGCATTAATTTTATCAAAATGCCTAATTATTGTTTCGAATCTTTCAAGGCTTACCTTTGTAATACCCTCCCTAATTATCTCTTCAGCTAGTTGTCTCATATTCTTTTAAGTACAGTAAGTCCGTTATTGTTTGTAAATCTTTCAGCAATACTCCACTCGGGGTTTATTTCTAAGAACTCTTCAACAGCTGACCAGAGTCCAGCCTTCTGTTTGCCTTCTGTCCTTTGATCGCTATACCGGCCCCAAGTACCTTCATCCTGAGTTGCGTACTTTGTCGTATCGTGTAGTATAATGTACTTACGTACAGCGTTGCAATGCATTGGAAGTTCCTGAGATAGTTGCCCGTACTTATGCCAGGTGTCTATAAAAAGTAAGTCTGTCTCTTCTATTACAACATCTAATACGTTTGCTTGTATAAAAGTAAAATCAACTTCAATTTCTTTTGCAGCTTGCTTGGCTAGTGAAATATTTGAAGATGTAAATAGGTCATACGAAACTAACCGAGAAGGTTTTGCATGCAGGAAAGCCCAAGTAGATACTACTTCACGAACTCCCATCTCAGTTACATGATCACATTCAGCTGCATACTTATAAAGTGTAGGTAAATGTTCATGTATATCGGAATACCTCCCACAGTGTTCCTGGTATTTGTTTTCAGCTAGTGTCATAATGCTTTAATATAGTTAGGATGAGTATAGATCTCCAACGGGTGATCTATATTAATTCGAGTTATATAACGTAGAGGATCAGCTTCTAATCTATCCGGCCTGATAATAATATTGTCCTGGTTGTTATGCTTAGCCTGCTCTAATGCAGACTTAAAAGCATTTCTGTAAGCTTCTGGGCGTATGAGTTGTCTAAATCTAAGATCTTTATACTTACCGGGTCTCCACCAGGCATAGTGAAATACGTATCTTGGAAAGATTGTTAGCTGAGGGTATTTCTGACTTGTGAAGTTCTTTACAACCTCTCTGTAGTATTCCCAGGTTCCAAACTTAATAACAATTCTTCTTTTATGAATGCGGGAAGGATCTAAACTTTCTGCCTCTATGTAGTATTGATTCTCCATAAAGTCTAAGTACGGAGCTTGAAGACCTTCATCAGGATTTAAATTGGAGATAAGTTCTTCTAGTAAGTCGGTATCATTTTTGTGAAAGAATACATCTCCTTCGAGAGGAAATATCAAATCTCCTTCTTGTACAACTACACCTAATTCTTCAAAGTTACTAACTGAATGTACGTAGCAGTCGTTAGCATCTATGGCTGAGTAGTCTACTGCATTCCAGGTAATTTGTATCTCGGGGTACTTTATTTGAGCTTCTTTTACAGCTGCTTGTACTACTTGCGTATCCCAGGCTAGGTTAGTATCCTCGAAACAGAACTCTTTACGAAAGCTTTCATCTACTCCTCCTTTATTTTCAGGTCCTTTTGGGAATAGTCCTTCATTGTAAATAATGTGAGTAGGCTTTATAGTGTTTACAAGATTTTCAATCTGTAAGGCAGTAAAGTGCCCTTCACCAAAGCAAGGAATTATAACAATCCGCTTCATGTTTATTTTTTCCAGAACGAATAAATTCCTTTTTCTATTTCGTAATTCTCCCAAACAAATCTCTCTCGTTTAGGTTGGTGCTGAGCCCATTCCCACATCTTAGTCAAACCTTCTTTAAGATCTGTTTTGTGCTGGAATCCTAGTAGCTCGATAGACTTGTCGTAGGTTGGGATAGCGTAATGTACCTCGTGGCGTTTCTCTAAATAAACTCTTTCAGCACCTCCAACAACTTCAGTTAGAATATCAGCTGCTTCGTTGATAGAATACTCTTGAATACCTCCTAGGTTAATAATCTGCTTGGAAGCTTCAGGGCGTACTGCAGCATTCCATAGAGGTTCTAAAGAATCATCGATGTAGCTAAATGCTCTCTTTTGAGTACCGTCTCCAAAAATAGTTACCGGCTGACCTTCCATATGATAGTACATCCAAATCCCAAGAACGTTGCGGTACTTGTCCCAGATGTTTTGATTAGCGCCGTAGACGTTATGAGGTCTGATAATGCAGTAGTCAAGTCCGTGCTGCTGGTTGGCGATTTCAATATCATGCTCACAAGCTGATTTAGCTACTCCGTAAGGATCGATTGGAGAGCGCTTCATATCCTCATGAAAAATACCTCCCTCTCCAAATCCGTAAACGGCCATGGTAGAGGTAAACACCAGCCTTTCTACATCATGCTTGATGCATTCATTAACAATCCGAGCTGTAGCTACTAGATTGTTCTTGTAGTTGTATGTGCGTATAAAAGGAGACAGTCCCTCTGCAGCATAGGCTGCAAAGTGAAATACGTAATCAGGCTTATGAGCTTCAAAACAATTTTCGATAGGATGATCAACCAGATCCATTTGCCAGAAAGTTACATCTGGGTGGATGTTCTCCTTATAGCCTCCGCTCAAGTCATCGATTCCTATTACTCTGTAACCTGGTTTGTTCTTTATAATCCAGTCTGCTAATCTAGATCCTAACAAGCCAGCAACCCCTGTAATTAAAACAGTCTTATTCATTTCTCAACTATACTTTTAAAAGTTCTATCTATTTCGTTCTTGTTAGCTGCTCTACCTTCGTTAGCTTTACGAAGTCTTTTTTCGTTAACTATCATTCTTTCCAAACTAGGTTCAGCTTTTTTTGTTTCTTCTAATCTAGCCCTATCTGCTTCTCCTATATTAATATCATTTTGAATAAGCTCTTCAAGCTGTTCAACAATAGAATTCTCATCAAAAGTTCGATGCTCTTCTAAATAAATATACGAGTTACTTTCTGTGGATTCAACTAATAGTTCCGAAATTTTAAGTTTTATTTCGTCAATTAATTCTCTTTGATGAGCTACTTTATCAGCTAGGCCATCTTTATTAAAAAAATATAACTTAATGCTTTCAGTAATAAGCCTATCAAGGTAGGCGCTTAAAGTATCTATGTTAGTTATTCTCATGTCCAATTCCTTGTACTGTTAATAGTTGATTATAAAAATACTTAACTAAGCTTTCGTTGGAGTACTGCTGGGTGTATTCATTTTTAATATTCTCAGTCAGGTAAGGCTGCAGTTCGTTGTAATTAGTCAGAATATAGTCTATCTTTTCTAGTACGTCAGACCAATCATACTTACATGCAATGTATGTTTCTTTATCCTTATAGATAAAAGGATATGAATCTAAATGAGACATATCCGGCTTTAGCAATACACTGCCAAAGCTAGCTGCTTCAATATCTCTAACTGCTATCTCCCCGTACCCGATAGGAGCTGTAACAATTTTAGAGTTGTACATATTCTGATAGAATTGATCTTGAGGAATTCTTACTCCTTTTTCTCTTTTTGTAACCTTGTAAGAAGTGTTTTCTAACTTCTTTAAAAGTTCTTTGCGGTGATTGTCATAATGGGGAGAGGTAAGATTACCGTACTCGTAATTTGAATTATCCCCCCAGCTAAACATACACGATACATCAAAAGGCTTATTACTGTCGTACTTATACCAGGTAGGAGTTATAGTTGAAAGCCAGTTTGTACCGCTCAGCTTTATCCTATCTCTAATATCATCAATGTAAGGTACTGAGTAGTCCCCATTACCCCAGTAGGTTCTGCCGTTAACCCATCCTTGCTTGTATTGGGAGAGGTCTTTTAGCAAAGTATTCTTAAACATAACTCTAACGTCTGTGCCTTTCAGGATCTCTGCAGTACCTATCAGGGAATGAGAATCTTGTCCGTCTAGCAACAATACATCCTTACCAAATTTAGAAACAAATTCTATTCCTTTTTCAATTGATTCAGATAAGGAAACTTGCTTATCAATAAAACTTGCCTGTGCAATAAAAGCAAAATCATAAGAAGCATCTTCGGTAATAAATTCTATACCTACTTGCTTGAATACTTCTCTAGCTCTCCAATACGGCCGGAAAGCAATCTCATTCCGATGCAGATCTGGTTGCACTAGCCTGATCTTTATCATAAAGTTTCGCTTAAAATACTAAATTCAAGATTTAAAATACTCTCCTGTATCTTGTTTAAGGTAGTAGAATAGCTACTAAACTCGGGATCAGGTACATTTGCGACAAAATATATTTGAAAGTCTAGGTTATTATATTTAAGCTGAGAGACTGGTTTGTCTGGACATTTAAATTCTTGCCTAGGATTAGTCCTAATTTTAGGTAGTGCTATATGAAGTTTCATAAACTATTAAACTTGCTTACATCCATCTGCGTGTTCAGAGGTATTTTTATATCTTTGATTCGTATAGGAGTTACAGTAGGGTTGGTTCTTCGGGCCAGGTTAAACATACTTTTAAACTCTGTTCCTATATTTAAGACCCCCTCTACCTGCTTTTCAATACTCTTAATAATTCCAGCTGCTATAACATTTACGTAGTCAAAGTTCCCTAGCTGATCTATCCAAGCTCCTTTATAAGGAAAAGGATAGGATTTGTGAGTGGCTCTGATAATCAAATAGTGAATAGCTTTTAACTCTACATACCCATCCGCTAGCAATTTAGTATGTGCGTAATGCGTTGCCTGATGCACTGGTACGTCTTCTTCGGAAGGTATCCCGATAGAGTTAGCGTATACATAATCAGTAGAAATGTGCACCAGTTTTATATCCCAGGTATTGCAAAATTTAACGAGGTCAGCTACTCCTCTGTAGTTTACACCCCAGTGCTTACTTTTATCTTCAGAGTAGGTGTCTGTAAATGCTATACAGTTAATAACTGTGTCATACCTAGCTTTACATATAGCTTTTCCTAAATGCAGATCTTCTGTACATTCTAGCAAGAGGTCGAATGTAGAGGGATTTGTAATATCAAAGCCATCTTCTTTACGAGAAATAATATCCCATCTTGATTGCTTTACAAGCTCTGTGCCTAGTAAGCCGTTACCGAGAATAACTACTTTCACCGGTTAAAAAAATCTTTAATCTTATCGCAGACGTAATCTACATCCTCGATAGTCATTCCGTGGTGTGCTCCTAACAAGAAACCATTTTTCATAATAGTATCTGCGTTTTCGAAATCCTGTAAGAACTCTCTATAGGCTGGGTGACGGGTTACATTACCAGCAAACGTTACACGGGTCTGAATGTTATTATTTTCTAAGAATGTAAGTAGTTCAAAACGACGTTCAGTTTGCAGAGGAAGAGCAAGCCAGTTTGGTTTAATTGAATCATCTGGAAGGATTAGGTCTCCTACCCCATAGAGGTTCTCAATGTATCGTTCGATATTTGCTCTACGAATTTGTGCGAACTTTTTAAAACGGCTTAATTGAACTAGTCCGAAAGCAGCATTCATTTCACTTGCCTTCATATGATAGCCCAGTACCGAATATAGAAACTTGTGATCGTAAGGAATACCGTCCACAATGTGGTTAAAGCGGTCGTCCATAATTTCAGAATCGTCTCCTAGGCGGCCCCAGTCTCTGTACTGAAGGGCTAACGTAACGTGTTTCTTATCGTTAAACATAACCATGCCGCCTACTCCGCCGGCTGTAATAACGTGTGAGGCATAGAAGCTAGTAGTAGCAATATCAGACTCTAGAGTCTCTGTGATTGTATCAGCTGAGTCTTCGATTAGGTATATATCGGCTCTACCTAGTAGTCTAATTTCTTGCCTAAGACGCTTCCAATCAGGCTTGTTACCAATGAGGTTTGGTAGCATAATTGCTTTTACATCCGGAGTAATAGCTGCTACTACTTGATCGAGATTAGCAACATAATCACTTAAGCTCACATCTACAAATACCGGCCTGTATCCTAGCTGTAGGATAGGAGCTAGAGTAGTTGAGAATGTACAAGCAGGTGTAATAATCTTACTTCCCTTAGGTAGATTTAAAGCTGCAATAGCTAATAAACAGGCAGATGACCCGGAGTTAACAAATAAACCGTACTTCTTACCAAAGCGGGCAGCAATCTTTTCTTCAAATTCACCCGACTTAGGACCTTGTCCTCCTAGCCATCCTGAACGGAGAGATTCTTCTACTGCTTTAATCTCTTCTTCTCCGTAAGATTCAAACTTATACGGAGCATACCAAATTTTTTTCATAACGTACTGTAAAATTCGTTTTG